AAACAAAGTAAGTTGCAGCCATATCACCAAGAATCTTAGATGCAGTTTCTAATCCAATCAAGTTTGCAAGTACAACTGCAAACGGATATAACAACATACCAAATAAACTGAACCAAGCCATCTGCCTCATAGCATCACGGCGAGCATCAGCATCCTCAAGTTCTTTTCTTTTGAATTCCAAATCCATCTCCATTTCTTCTTTTGAAATGTGACCATCACCATTTGTATCTTTTACTGCGACCTCTGGGTCTACTGTAACTGTTTTGGTCATTTGTACTTCCTCTCGTTCTCTTTTAGTCTCTGATTCTCTTCTTCTACGAATTGTTTCAACATTGCAACGTAGATTTCCCTTTCCCACGGCATCATATCATCCAACTCTGTCAACGACCACTTATAGTGGTTTGTCATACTAAAATTAGTCTTGAAATATGATGCAAGACTATCATGCGAAAGGCCTATGCTAAAAAAGTTTGCATACCTTCCAGATGCACTTTGTTAACAACACCAGTATTAGGATTTTTAACGTCCACTGTGTGTCTTAGTTTAGGCATAGTGTCAAAAAACTCTTGCACCTTTTCAAACTGTTCTGTAGTCATTTGTTCAATGAAATCTTGTAGTTCTTTTTGACTCATGTCTTCATAAGTTTCATTCTCATCAAAAACATTCTGTAGACAATCTTGAATAACACCAAACGTAGTATCTACAGCAGACATACCCTCTTTTCCATATTTTGCGATATCCACCATAGTTGGGTATTTAAATGTCATACCAATTTTGTCAGTAATCATAATCTCTTTTTTATGGTTAGGTAATTCAACCACTTTGATATCTTACAGTTTAATTGTTACTGGAACTTTTGTTGTACCATCATCTTGACACAACATTTGAAGTTCAACTTCACTACCAACTGACACAGTTCTTAGTTGTAAGAACATATATTCAATATCAAAAGTAGGCATCAGATGTACATCTTTCATACCTTCAACACAAGATTCAATCAATTGACACATGGTGTTTGCCATCATGTTTGCGTCTTTTGATTCTTGTGCAATCATTAACATTTTTTGTTCTTTTACCAAGAACGGTCTAAATTTCACCTTCTCTTTAGTTGATGGTACTTCCATCTCATAAGTCGGTGTCTCAAGTTTAGGCAAAGCCATAATTTATTCTCCTATCTAATAATTAAAATAATCGCCTCAGCACATTAGGTAGTCTAGTTTGTACTTGTCTAAGAACTGAATTCTTCAGTATATCTTGTAAAGTACTATCCAGACTTGCCTTCTCTGGTTCAGTTGCAATATTCTTCCAATATCTATATGCAAACTCAACCGTTACTTTATGGATTTGATTTCCGTTTGCGTGACCATATGCAAGTGCGTCTACAGTCTTAGGAAATACTTCCATTAGTTTACATCCATAAGTTCTTTCGTCTTGTTCGTTTAGTTGATAAATTTCAACTGAACCAACGTATTCTTTGTAGTAATTAATATTGTATGTATCTGGATTGTATGTAATCTTCTGCCACTCTTCAAAGAAGTATCTCTCTGCGAGGTCAGAACCACAGTAAAATGATGCAGATACAGGCGCAAAAGTTAGACCTTGCACAACCTCATGAGAAGGCCCGTATATATTTTCATTTCCACTTGTTCTTAAATTTCTGCCTGGGATAGAAATTGTATCACAACGAAAAGATATTCTTCTTGCAGTTTCACCATGTAGTTGGGAAAGGACATTAGATGACATTGCAGATGAGCCTGCGTCTTGTTGTGAACCTTGTGTTACACCAGATGGTAACAAAATAACAACTTCATAACGATTTGGTTTTGCATAACCATCTCTGGATGCGTTATGTTGTAAGAACGCATTTAGTCCACCAAAGACTGCACCACCAAGAACATTTGAAAAGTTAAACTTTGACATTAAATCATCTTCCTTGAGTCGCCCCAAACTTTGTTTTCACCAGCCTTCTTAAATCTTTGTACTGGTAACATAATTGCAGTAAGATTATCTTCACTATCAACTCTTCTAAACATAGACCTTGTATATCCAAACAAATATCTTTTAATGGTTGGTTTTGTCAATCTACTATTCTCTACTGCACTTACACTTAATTTATCTTGTCCAGCGGCATCCAAAAGTCTTGCTCTTAACGCATATGGTAGGTAGTGGAAATTTAATCCATAGAACCCACCTTCTGCTGGTTTCAAGTACATAACCAGTGGAAATGTATCATAATATGGTAACTTCTTTGCAAACTTTGGTGCATAGACAAACATATTTAGGTGTTTGGGGTGAGGTGTTTTGTTTAATTTACCAGAACGCAATAACTCTGGAACAGTGGGTGTTCCAAGTTCTTTGATACGGTTACGATACCATGTATATGGTTCGTCACCAGTTTTTATCTGTGCTGATATTTTATCAAAATAAGTTTCTTCTGCCATGATATTATTTATATCCCAAGTTCAACTTCAGTCAGTATCATAAATTCCATATTCCTATCTTTACAGTATTCTACTGCATTTTTCCATTTCGCTTCATTGGTAACCCAAGTACGAACTTCATTGAGATACTTCTTGGTCTTTCTTTTTGGTTCTCTGGGGGGTTTGCATTGTGCTTTTGGTTTGACTTCTATAACCCATTTTTTATAACCAGTTGGTGTTTTCACCTTTACATAAAAGTCTGGGAAATATCTATGTATCTTACCATCCAACGGTGAACGGTAGGGAACGAAAAACTCTTCAGAACCCCACTCCACTATCTTGTCATTACGGTCACAATATACCATAAACTTTCTTTCCCACAAACTTCTATAAATAATATTAGAAGGGTCACCCTTATATTTTTTAGGGTAGGTTGGTATATATCTTCCACGATAAGCCATGATTAATCACCTAAATAGTATGTAACTAAGGATATTTATACAGATGCGTGGATTTCTAAATGAGATAAAAAATGTTGCAGTCAATCGTGCAACAAACAAAATAAACAACCTTATTTCGGATGCACTGGGCGGTGGGCGTACAACCAACCCAGGCGGTAGAGGTAGGGTTGATAGAAGTGCCTTTGCAAAGACCAATCCGTTTCAAGGTGAGAATATTGCATATCCAGAGGATATTGGTTCAAATGACCAAGGACACTTCATGATTTTTGAAATCAATGAACAACAGAACGCACAAGTCAAATTTACACAAAGGGGTAGAAATGTTCAAAGAGCAGAGAAGTACGGTGCAAATGAACTTACAAGAAAACCCCCACAGTCAGATTACAGTGATTTCGCACCAGCGAGAGAAAAAACATCTATCAGTGTTCCAACAAATCCAACTAAAAAACTTGCAAGTCAGATAGTCATGTATATGCCTGCGTCTGTTAGTGTGTCTCAAGGCGCACAGTACGGTGAGGTTGAGATGGGTAAACTTGCAACTGCAGCTGCAAACGTATATAAACAAGGTGCATATGGTGGTGTGTTTAATAAAGATTTTGCAAAGAAAGTATATGACGAGGCAGGAATTGCATTTAGTGACGGTGCAGAAACAGCAGTAAAAGCAGCCGCAGATACACTTGCGCCTGGGGCGAAAGCTGCTATTGAACTTGCATCTGGTAGAGTTACAAATAATAGATTAGAAATGGTATTCCAAGGAACTGGTAGACGGTCATTTAGTTATTCATTTAAGATGATGCCTAAGTCAGAAGCAGAAGCAGACAACGTAGATAAAATTGCAAGAATGTTTAGATTCTATATGGCACCTAGTTTTGAGGGTGACCTTAGTTCATCAAGAACTATGATTGTTCCTGCTACGTTTGATATCTCATACTATTTTGGTATGGGGAAAGAGAACCGTTTCTTAAATAAAATATCTACTTGTGTATTAGAGAGTTGTAATGTCACATATGGTGGTGAAAGAGTACAATTCTTTAGACCACATTCGGATGGTTCTGGTGCTCCACCAGTAGAGACAAATATTGAACTACAATTTAAAGAACTGGAACTTATTACCAGAGAAAAACTTGCGTTAGGATATTAATATGTCTTATTTTGATATGTTTCCAAACATCTATTATAGTGCAAAAGGTGATGGTAAATTTACCATCCAAAAGAATTTATTAGCAAGACTAAAAATCAATGAAAAAATCAAAAAAAATATTCTTGGGTTTGATTACTATGATGTAAAAGATGGTGAAACACCAGAGATGATTGCACACAAATATTATGGTGATGTAAACTATCACTGGACTATTCTACTGGTCAACGATATTGTAGATTACTACGAAGATTGGCCCATGAGTGTACAAAGGTTTGAAGAGTTTGTTAAAAACAAGTATGAAAATCCACAAGGTATTCATCACTATGAAATTGAACAAACATCTGGTGACACAACTGTAAAGATTGATGTTGGTATGAATACAACTGACTATCCTAGTGCAGTTGCAGTATCTAACTATACATACGAAGATGAATTACAAGAAAAGAAAAGACAAATCAGACTGATAAGTTCTGATAACATAGAGGACTTTGTTAAAGAGTTTGAACGTAAGTTAAACGAGGCATCATAATGGTTGCAAAGGCAGAACTCCAATTTGCAGGCGAGTTTCTAGTTGAGGAATGTAAGATTGTTTCTACAACTGGTCAAGTGTTTGATATCAATAACCTTGTAGAAGAAATTAACGTCTTTGAAAATATTTACACCACTGCGATTAGTGGTGATATTGTTATTAAAGACACCACTAATATAATCAAGAATATTCCGATTATTGGTGAAGAACGATTGATTCTCAAGATACAAACTCCACAACAAAAACCAGAGCCAGATAGTACAATTGACTATACCCTTTCACCACTAATCATCTATAAAATTAACTCTCAACAAGGAGAGGGTGAATCTGCACAAGTTGTATCATTACAGTTTGGGTCATTAGAGGGATTTAGAAACCAAACTACCAGAGTTTCACAATCGTATAGTGGTCAACCAAACGAGATAGTAGAAAAGATTTTAAGAGATACGACCTATCTTAACAGTAAGAAGGCATTCTTTTATGAACCAACTGCAAATTTAGCAAAGGTAGTTTTTCCAAACATAAAACCGTTTGCGTGTATCAAACATCTATCAAACATTTCTAACTCTGGGTCAAATAACTCATCACCATCTTATCTGTTTTATGAGACTACAAAAGGATATCACTTTAGAACATTTGATAGTCTGTGTAGAGAAGAACCGAAGTTCTACCTAAAAGAGACTGTCGGTGGGGTGTTGGATGAAAGAGGTACAATTAATCCACAACAAAATTTAGATAATATCGTAAGTTACCAAGTTGTATCTGCAAAAGACACTGTTAAAAATCTAAATAGTGGTATGTTGAGTTCTAAATTAATTACTCATGATGTGTATAATAAACGACTTGATTTATATAAATACAATTACATAGAGAACTTTGACACGGATATTCATCCAGACAATGGGGAGTCTCAACCTATTATTTCAGCCGCAAAAGACCCAGACAGTCACAAAAACTTAGCAGAATATGATGACACACGATTATTCGTGAGTTCAACTGCATCTGGATACTCTTTTTCTGAGAACGGTAACTACCCATATCAAAGTGACAATCTAAACCAAACACTCCAAAGAAAACTTGCAAGAAAAGAGCAGTTTGAAAATGGTATGATTCTCAACGTAGAAATCAACGGTCAAACATTTATTCAGGCAGGGGATAAGGTGAGTTTAGAAATAGGTAATACTAGTTCTATCACACCAGAGAAGGAAGATGTTAATTTGTCTGGTAACTATCTTGTTACACATTTAAGACACTCGTTCTCAAAGTCTAAAGAACTCAAACATCAAATTATTATGCAAGTTGCAAAAGACTCCAGAAAAGGAAAAGCATTTGCAATGGAAGGCATACCAGAAACAAATGATTTTGGCCCAGATAAAAACGAATCAAGGTCAATTGACGTATCAGCAGGATATACTGCTGGAAGTGAATTCACAGTAGCATAAAGGAGAAAAATGTAACAACAATCTATATCATGTTCAACCATTATTTTTAAGAGGGAATGAAATGACAAGTAAAACTAGACTGAAAATGAAAAAATTTACTAACCTACAGAGACAAGAGAGAAGGATTGAACCCATGAAACCAGAAGAGACTAAATACATAAAAGAGTTGTTACAAAGGATTAATGATGAAAACATTTCACCAATTACAAGAGGGAGTTTACGACCCCAACATATTTAATGCAATCTTTCTTGCTGGTGGGCCAGGCAGTGGTAAGTCCTACGTTGTGAGGAAGACCACTGGTGGTCTTGGAATGAAGATTGTAAATTCAGATGATATCTATGAGAAAGACCTAGAAGCTGCTGGTCTGGATATTGGTAAACCAGAAGACATCTTTTCAGATGAGGGTCAAGAGATTCGTATACGGTCAAAAGCGAAAACCAAGGCAAGACAGTCTGGTTGGGTTGACGGTAGACTAGGTATTATCATTGATGGTACTGGTAAAGACGTTGCAAAGATTACCAGACAGAAGAACGCACTAGACCAACTTGGTTATCAGTGTGCAATGATTTTTGCAAACACTTCATTAGATGTTGCACAACAAAGAAACAAAGAAAGAACCAGAACACTACCAGAGAAATCTGTAGAACAGATGTGGAATGACGTACAGAAAAACATTGGTGCATTTCAATCTTTGTTTGGTTCTAAACATTTCATTATCGTAGATAACAATGACGCTGGTGAAGATGTATTCAACAAAGTCTTCAAACGTATTCGTGGTCTAGTCACAAAGAAACCTACTAAAATTCAAGCAAAACAGTGGATTAAGGGTGAACTCGCAAAGAAAGCTCGTGGTGAAACTGGTACAGTAGGAACTGGTAGAGGTGGTGGACGTAGACAAACTGTTGACCCAGAAGTTCTAAAGAAAATCAAAAAAGGTGGGTTTTCTAGGTTTGCAAGAAGAGAAGGTTCAGTGAAGGCCTTTACCTCTAGATAAACGAATCACCCCATAAAATTTGTTCTAAAAACAAAATACTCCAAAAAATACACCCTTGTAAGTCTTTGATTTACAAGGGTTTTTTATTGTGCTTGACTCTGCTACCTAGTTATGGTACTGTATATATGTAATTGAGAGAAAGAGAGAAAAATATGACAGAGACAATTTTCATTGATGCAGTAGAAGGTGCGAAAGTCGCCGTGTTCAAAGGTGCTGGTAATCAGATTGGTGCCGCTACTACTCCTAAGATGCTTGCATATATCCTAGATACTCACAAAATCTTTGGTGAGGTTATGTTCTGTAGTACTATGGATTTCGCTACTGAGGCTGGTTTTGCTGATGATGGTGATGCGAGAAAATTGTTTGATGATGCAGTTGCAATGAGAGGTTAATGATGACATTTGATGATAACGTAATTACTGATTATGGTATGGTAGGACGGATAGGTTCTATAGAAGATATAAATGGTGTTACACACTACACTGTTTATTTTGATGATGGTGCAGTAAAGGTTTTTACTGCTGATGAAATAGAGGTGATATAATGACATTCACTAATTCAACAGATGCATATCAGGCTGCAAGTAAAATCATGTCTCATGATTATGCAAACAAATATGCAAACTATTGGTCTAAGAAAAACAAGACCATCAAGTCTGGTAAATCTGCGTTCAAAGATAGTGGTCGTCAGAAGACCTACAATGCAGAGTTCAAGGCAATACGAGAATACAAATGTCCGACTCTTGAAGAGACTAAAAACGGTGCGTGTGAAGAAAAACGAAGAGCACAGTTCAAGACTCTGAATTGGAAAGAGACAGTAAAATACTGTAAGAAGATTGCAAAGTCTAAGACCTACAAAAAGTTGTGTGAAAACACTGTCGGTTCTAGTGTAGGTAAACTCAATGTGTCAATTGAGAAGGCTGCATTTCGTGGTGCAACTGCCGGTCAGGCAACTTGGTACGGTGCAATCCGATTGAAAGAGAACAACTGCCCTTACACAATCATTCATGAGTTTGCCCACTTGTGTGGTAATATGCACCATGACATTGGTTTCCGAAGGGATGTAATCAAACTTGCATCAGTGTTCATTGGTAAAGACTTTGGTAATCAGTTGAAGAAAGAGTTCAAGGCTGCAAAACTGAAGATAACCACTGGTTCACATATCATGTCGCCTGAACAATGGATTGCATCAGTGATGCGAATGGAAAAAATAAGGGAGAGTAAATCGTAATGGAAAATATTAAGAAACTAGAAAAGGTTCTAGATACATTATCTAACCTATATGAAGATGCCGCTGAAGTAGACAGTGATAGTGCAAGTGCAATCAGTGTCGCAGAGGATACGGTAATAAATGCAATTAAATTTTTGAAAGCGAGTGAAAATGAATCTAAGTGAGACAATAAAAACAAATAATGACTTGACTTTTCTGCAAGGACAAGTTATGATGATACTAGAACAAGAGCTTTTTCTTGCAAAGAAAAAAGCAGAATATGAAAAACAAATACAAGAATTGAAAGAGAGGTTAAATAATGATAGTGACGTATGATGTTTTTAATGAGATGACTGGCACTCTTAGTAGACACCAGACTCTAGACACTGCAATAAAGTCTGCAAAGAAGATTTCTAAGAATGGGATTAAACTTGCAATCTTTGAAAACAATGGCAATCCTGCTGAACAGAAGTTGGTAAAATGGGTGTTTCCGAAAAAATGACTTATGAGATTATACAGATTCGTCTTGATAAGGTGAAATCTCACCTTAGAAATATGCGTATGGATGAGTTCAAGTACAGCACTTGGGCTTGGGATTATTGGTGTGGTGTACAAAACGCACTAGAACGTAAGAAAAAGGAGATGTTACATTGAGTAATCAACGACCAGGCAAATTTAAAACTGCAACACTACGAGATGGTTCTGGTATGCAGACAGTGACGTTTTTTAAAACTGCACGAAAACTTCTAGAGGAATATGGTCATGAAGATGC